AACCGCCATACCGTAAATACCTGAAAACCCTGACATTGTATAGTTAAATGTAGAGTTAGTATTTAAAGAAGGTACTGCTACTTCTTTTACAATACCGTCAGTGAGAATTCCCTTATCTTTAAAATATTCAATGGTGTTACAATTACCGGGGTCTGGTACGAGGGTTATTTTATTAAGAGTGTTTCTTTCTGGATTAGATATCCAAACAGATGCATTAGGGGAATAAGGGCTAGGGCTAACAAAGCCGTTATTAGCTGGAACAAGACTAGAATTAGCAATTGACGATGCTACAACAGTCGTGGTGTTTGCTGTAGTATTACAAGTAACTGTTGTGAAAACATAGCCACCTGACTTAAAACTATTTTTGTCTGTAGTTTGAAAATAAAGAGGTGCTTCATCTACTGTGTAACCTGTAACAGGTACGTTTGATAAACTAAGTGTTAGAGGGGCTTGATTGCCCAGAGCATTTGTTGTAGGGTAAGAGAATAAAACTTCACTCAATGAATCCTCTGCACCAGAAAGAATTAATGCCCGGTTTGAGTGCGCTGTAACCATAACGGGTATTTTAACACCCTGCCACTGCTTAGGGTATACTTCATCAATATAGTTACCGGTTACTTTTAAGACGTTTGGAAATAAGTCATTAACCTGCCACACTACACCTGCTCGTACAGTTTCATTGTTTGCATATGATGCATAGGGGTATATATTAGAATCTTCTGGGTTACTAAAACCTGAAGTTTGTAAGGTTGCTGTGATTAGAATAGGACAGTTTACTGTAGGATCACCAGAACTTGTTGAATCAATATAATAAAATTCAGCCGTACCTGATAAAGCTACTAAGCGATTATTTAGATATACAGGTGTTGGTACTACTGAAAGAGATGTAGTGAAGTTTTTATCCTTATCTAAGAACTTCCATGTAGGTGTTAAAAAGTTCCATTTTTCTGGAATAAATTGGTAAGGAGTTGAATTGGAATTTGCAGCGAAAAGATCAACAATAATATTGTTATTAACATTTGAAGTTACGACTTCAATTTTGAACGGTACAACAGTTTCTTTACCTGGGTCTGCAAACTTTTCAGGTATTTGTAAAAATTTAATATAGTCTCTATAAAGAATATCTGCTGTTATGTCTTGAGAAAAGGTACTAGAGTTTCCATCAATATCAATAGCTGTGAGAGTTATTGTATATGTTTTAGGGTATTTGTAAATAAAAGTAGGGCTTGCTATATTATATTGAAGTTCACCGGCACCAAAGTCCCAGGTGTATTGTTCAATAGTAGCCCCTGAGGTTAAGTTTGTTACGGTAAACTCAGTACCTAAAACAAAACCTGACTGAGGAGTAACTGTAAACTTAGCGTCAAGCATTTTAGTATTCTATTGTTTCAAAAATTGTTGAAATGGCAGTTACTTTAATCTTATTTGCAAGTGTTGCAAGGTTGCTAAAGTAAGGATACTCAAAGTATTTTAATGGTATGTTGTTTGTTGTTACAGTAATATCGCTTTGAGGGTATATTGGATTCCAGAAAAAGAGGGATAGGCCTTCTGCCTTAATTGTTGAGTCATCAGTACGGGTCGTATAGAATGTTTCTACTCCATCAACGTCTAATATACTTTGGGTGAGAGCTCTTGTGTCGATGGCTTGACCGAGTCTTAGATTGTCTCTACTAAAGTATTCTGTAAATATATCAACAATGTCATTTACAATAGATTGATTATCTCTTCTTGAAGAAGTTCTTTTAATAACTTCGAGTTGACAAATTTCTTCATCTGTTGTAGGGTTAGCTGTAGTTAATGACGACGATATACCTAAACTTACAGCTTTATAGACTGGATCCATAAAAACTGTTTCAGTTGTTGCCATTTTAACTCCAAGTAAAGAAGTGCTTATTAACTCTTTTTGTGCTGGCAGCAAATAGTCTAAATTTTGAGAACCTGATCTAGGAACAACTAACAGATATAAATTATTGAAGTTACAAGAGTCGGCATAGTATACTTGGTTAAACAATGCTCTTTCTGTCTTGGAAGGATCTGTCAAACCAATATCATAAAAGTATTTTAAGTACCCAGAGACATAATCCCAGTTATTAATACATTTAACATCAGCTAAGAGATTTGTAAAGTTAGTTTTAACGTAAGTTTCATAATCTCTAGTAGTAACTAAACGATACTGAGACCGGTAATTAGCAGGGGCTGTTCTACGAATTTCATCAACACTCTCAGCTTGTTTTGTAGGAGTGGAGTTAGTTGAGTTATTAAATGTCAAATAAGACATTTCGTTATTAGTAAGTAGCCTATATTGTTCTTGTAAAATATCTGTTACAATTTGATTGTACTGAACAGTATTGAAGCGTACAAGTCTTGTTTGAGCTTGACGACCTAGTATGCCAGGTCCTACAATACCGTTGTCGCCTTGTGAAGCTAGATAGTAAACAGCTACTACATCTCCAGGTTGAAGCTTTGTTCCGTTAATATTGTTGCCAAATTTAACCTCATACCGTTTGTTTGAATTTAAACGAATTTCATACTTTTTAGCTGAACTATCCTCTAAAAATAGATTTGAGGTTTTTTGATAGAACTCCCATTTGCTAGTTAATTTTGGTTTTACATAAACATCGATATTAAAGTGATCAACAAGATCTGTGCCTGGGTTAACAATAACTGTTTCATAATCTTCACCAGTTGCTGTATAAACAGGGTACTCTTGGTACTGGCCTTGATATAAAAGTTTTTGTTGAGCAAGCTCGTTTAAGCTTTCAGTAACACTATTCTGGGTTTTAATAAAGGTTATATCTTCATTAAAAGAGAAAGGTATGTTATTTGAAATAAGATAGGAATATCTAGGAATTGTATAGAGGCCTTGTGTTAAAACTGAAGCGGAACAATTAAAGGAAAGAGTTGATGTTTGAAAACCGATAGGTGAGTAGTCCACAAGTTTTACAATACGGTTCATATTTTCATAAAGCTGGGCTTCAGAAAACATAGATTCTGTAGAAGTTTTATTTAGATAGTAGATTAGGGTATTGTAGGAATAAGAAATAATATCAATAACAGAGGCTAAATTTGATCCAATAAAGTTTTGATCTGTAAAGACTTGTTGTTCATTTAAACGGTCAATGATCAATTGACGGAGAGACATTGCGTCAAATGCAACGTATCCGCCTTTTGGTATATCATAATTGTTTGTGGTAGCCATATGTTATTTGTTTCTAGAAGTTGGAAGGTATATAAAAGATTGTTTTTTAACGTCAAAAAGAAAGTCTGTTGTTGAAACTATATTAAGAATAGGTATTTCTATTACAATATTTACGGTATATTGGTTACGATCGGGGTCGACTTGAACATTAACCTTACGTGGTACCACTCTTGGTTCGTATAATTTTATACTATCATATATTTTACGACCTAATGATTCACCGTTTATTTGAGTTAGAGGTTCAAAAAGGTATTGATAAAGATCAAGACCGTATTGTGGAAATAAAAATCTTTGACCTGGTAGAGTATTAAAAAGGTTGGTTAATGAGTTTACAACAGCTCCTATATCAAAACTTGCCTTAATATCAGACCCCGGAACAGGTATTTCAAACCCAGGGGATAAGAGAGTAGTCTGAGTTATATCTAAAAATAAATCTTTATAGACGTAGCCTTTCTCTGTATAGCTATTAGCAACTCGTTCAAGTTGTTTAATTTTGATGGCCATTTATACTATTATTTAGAGCAAGAGTTGCATAAATAATATCACAATTACTATGGAAACTAAATTTGATGTATTATTCGAAAACATGCTCGAACGCTATCAACAAGGCGGCTTTTTAATTGGAGACCGGGTTCGCTTTAAAAAGGATGCCTTAAAAATGGATTTCTTTAAAAATAAAGGTACTAATTTTCTTGATATCGTTAAAGCATGTATGGATCCAAATTTTGATCTTAATTTGAGAGTTTCAGCAGTTAAATCAGTTTATCCAACAACATCTCAAAATTATCGCGGCGGAACAGAGTCTCCTGATAAGATCTTTGTTGATGTTATTATTGAGTACGCCCCTGGTCTTTATCGTAATCCAATGACAGTTCCTATCGAAACTCTTGAACTTCAAGACGATGGTATTAACAGAGGCCCGATTCCTAATTCT